TACCTGCGGGGTAATCTGCACATATACAGCCACCCTGCCGTCTTTCAGACGTTCCCTGCGGTGTATCACCTTTTTTTTGGAAACGCCGTTGACCGTTACTTTCGCATAGGCAATGATATTGTCAATGAAATCTTTAAAATCATTGATTGCGTCCGTTGTCAACATGGTCTTCACCTCCTTTTATAGCTTCCGGGTGCTTCCGCACGGCTTGACGCCGTATGAATACCCCATTGCTTGCGTACTGCTGCCCACGGTGCCGCCCTCTGTCCTCTGCACCGTGCTTCTTTCCGGGACGGTCCCGGCTGCTGTGGTTGTGAAGTGGTATGCTTCCGCTGTGTCTCCCATTGTGACCGCTGCCCCGTCCGTCTGCCCTCTGGTGTTCCTCTGCGGGCTTTCTCCGGCTCTTATGCGTCCGGCTGGTGTATTTGTATACCCAAACGCATTTAACGCCGTTTCTGCGTCAATATGCGTTGTCTGATTGGCAAATATCGTGTTTCTGTACGGTTTTGTACCTGCTGCTGGGGCGTTGAATATGAACCCGGCTGCTTCTGTCCCCACGACAAATGTTCCGGCACCGATACCGCCCCTTGTGTTCCTCTGCGGGTGCGTTCCGGCTTTCAGTCTGCCTGTCAGCGGTGTTTTATATCTGAAATATTCACCGTGGGTGTATATTACCCCGTGGACCTGCCCTTGATATGTCAGTTCGTCCATGTGCGCTGACAGCCTTTTATACATCTTTACCGCCCGGATAATAGCTGCATAGTCTGCCGTGATTTTCTGGTTTGTTACATCTAAAATAATGTGAAAGTGTCCGGGTTCTCCCTCATACTGGAACCATTCTTCCACTTCACTTTCTGGAAATAGGCTGCCCAGTGCTGTTTCAATGGCGTACTTTGTCCCCATTTTTTTGTGAACCTTGACGCTGTTTTTCACTAAGTCCCGTTTTGCTTCCAGTGGGTAGTTATAGTCGTACCAGTCAACGTGCAGGTCATACGCCAGAATGTCCACCAGTTCTTCCGGCAGTTCGTCAAACCGGGAATATATCAAAACGCTGTTCATTATCCCGGAAGTGTCCAGAAGTGCTGCTGCCGTGGCGTTTGCCAGTGCAACCATTTTAGGGTCTTTCTTTAATGCTTCCGGCAAACATTCTGAATAGTCGGCATTGTAAATTGTTTTAGACATTCTCAATACCTCCATTCAGAACCGTTGTGTTTCCCAACTTTGCAACCTTTATGTCTTCAACCACCGTGAAAACAGGCTTGCGAACTTCGACACGTTTCACGCCTGCTTCCATTAGTCGTGCCGTAAGGTATGACGGGTTAATGTCCCGCCCCATTTTGCTTGTTTGCCACGTCTTGTAATCTTCTACCGCCTGCCGTGCTGCCGCTTCAATAATCGTTGCGCTGGCTGCGTCTGGCTGCGGAATATAAAAGGTCACATCAATGTCAAACGGCACTGTTTCCGGCACCGATACGGTCACGGTGTCTGTCAATGGTCGGACGTCAGAAGCGTTCAACGCTGTTTCAATCTCTTTCAGTACCGCTTCCGTTGCCTGCGCTCCATTCTGTAAAAGCACCCGGACGTCTACCACGCAAGGTTCCGGGCTTGTCACCGCCACGTCTGCAACTGCTGGGGACACCGACTTTGTGAAGTAAATATAACCATTTACGGGACCTGCTGTGCTGAAACTCTCCATACTCTCCCGCATACGCTCATAATAACTGTCGTCGTCTTCTTCCTCTGCACCGCCGCTGGTTGCTGTGATATTCTCTGCTTTCTGGTAGTAGTCGTATAGGTCCACAATTTCTTTGACCTGCCCTGCTGCCAGATTGTTTCCAACTGTCCCAGCTGTTGTGCAGACGCCCTCAACGTCCCCGTATGTCTGCCCGGCTTTGATTTCAAGAATTTCTTTCGTTTCGAACAATATTGCGCCGTCAAAGGAAATTCTTGTGCCCGCCGGGATAATTACTGATTGTGTCTGCGCCTGCGATATGTAGAAGCGGAACATTGCAGACGCCGGACTTGCTGGCAGTCTTTCCAAATCCTTGAACAGTTCTGCCAGACTGTCCAAGTATTCACCGTCCGCATAGCGTGGCACGTTCTTTTTTGCAGTTTCGTTGATAATGACACGCTGCTGCACAATGATATTTGCCACCCATGAAATAAACAGCCTTTCTGGTGACGCCGGGTAAACTTTGTAATGCTCACGCCCCGGCACCTGCTGCACCATGTTTTCATATAGTGCAATCAGATTGCTTTCTATCGTTTCTGTGTCTGTTTCCACAAACTCAATGTCTGGGTATTTTCTGTCACTCATTGTCTGTTCTCACCTCCTCCAAATAGATTATAGGAACTGTACGCCCTGTTCCTGCGTCGTGGTCAAATGTAATGTCTGAAACCACCGCCCGTGGTTCAAATTGTTCTATCTGGTCATACAGATAGCCAACCAGTATACTTTCAACTACTGGCTGCGGTCTGCCATATAAGCTGCCCGGCAATCCAAAGTCACGGAACATGGGGCATGACCCTTGCACTGTGTCCAGAATAACTGCAATATTCTGTATTACGGCTTGATGTTCATTTGCTGGCGCAAGGTCAATTTCTTTCAGCAATGAGCCGTCACCTCTTATTACGTCCATGCTTTTTCACCTCTTTGGATATTCTTTCAAGGTCACATCTGCCGTGGCAGCCCAGCAGTTACCTTTATTGTCGTAGCGTTTCAATGTGCTGCTGACTCCCGTTATTACCCACTTATATGACCCGTACTTTTTCCCGCCTAAAATCAAGTAGTTTACTTCACCGTTGCTACACATTTTGTTTAGCTTTTTAATTTCATTCAGCGGGTTTGTTCCGTGAAATACACTGAACGCCATTTTGAAACTGATTGTGTCCGGCTCTGGTCCCAGAAATTCCAGCACATCACGTTTTATATGTCTGTCATGCGTTGCGTACTTTGCAGACACTTTCCAGCTGATTTCATCAAACGTGCGCACCGTCTTTTCTGATACCGAAAAAGCCAGCTTTCCAAAGCTGCCTATCTTCGCCATGCGTTACACCTCCCCCACAATGAAGCCGTCACCGTCACCGTCTGGAAGCATAATACAAAGAACCATGTCGTTGACGTCCGGCACCCATGCAGAAACAAAGGCTTCGTGGTAGTGGCTCACTTTCTTTTTCAGTTCGCCGCCGTAGTCATATTGCAATTCTGTTTTTGCTGTCTGCCCCTCTGTTCCGCTTTTCATTGCTGGTATGACGTACACCGGGCGTTTGATAATGTGCAGGTCGCCGGAAGTTATGCCGCCTTTGTCCTTGAACTTCACACGGGCTGTCATTTTTTCCGCACTCACACTTTGCACCGTGCCAATGCGTATGGCGTTTTTAAGTTCTGTCATGTCTGCCATTTAGTAGCCCTCCAATACCTGTTTTAATTCAATTTGCGTTGTATAACCTCCCGTCAGCTTGTGCGTTGCTTTCGTGATTTTATACTTGCGGTCGAACTTCTGAAACCCTTTCAACCGAACCGTTGCGCCCGCCACCAGCTGCACGTCACCAAGCATGGTGAAACTGGCTGTATACTGCTGTGTATTCTTTTCACGCAGCCGCTTTTTCGCCAGTTCGTGCGCTTCACTGGTGCTGTTCACCTTTTCGTTGATTTCAAGCACCTGCCCGGTTCCCTCTGTACTGTCCGGGGTGTATGTACTTTCTATCGTTTCCTTGCTGTCCGGGTCAGTATACGAAACATGGCAGCTGGTGTATGCTGTATCATGCAGGCTGGTTCCCAGCTTGTATGACAAATAATCACCGCTGCCATATTTTATGGTTTTTATAGGTGGCTTGCTGTCGTATTCTTCGGCGTCATAAATAACCACGTTCATTGTGGTTACTTTCAACGCCAGCCCAGCCGCCTTGCATAGCTTCTGCAAAAATACAATGTCTGACTGCTGCACCTGTTCTTTTCGCTTATATTTCGGGTTTGACCCAGCAAGGTACATCAGTTTTAAACGGCTTTCTTTCGCTATCTGCTCCGCAATCACTTTCAGTGTCGTGTTTTCCCATGCTTTTGACTTTCTCGCAACCCTCATGGTTGAGGTGTACGGAATTGACGTGCCTTTTAATGTGATTTTGGTTGGCGGTCCGCTGGCGTCTACGCTGTCCAGTTCAAAGGTTCCGCAATTCAAATGCACATCTTTTCCGTTGTCATGCCAGTTTTTCTGCACAATAGTTGCCGTTATCAATTTAGGGTCTGACACCTTTTTTGTGGTTTCTTTTGTTTCTGAAACCGTCTGGGTTGCTGTCCCGCCTGTCGTGATTTTAAATACCTGCCCCGGATATATCAAATTGGGGTTCTTGATATTGTTTTCACTGGCAATCTGCGGGTATTTCGTGCCGCTTCCCAGATACTTTTTGGCAATAGCCCAAAGGGTATCACCTTTTTTAACTACATAATTGACGACGCTTGCAGCTTCCACCTGCTTTTGTACCGTCGTTGAAGTCTTAACAAATGTCGGTTTTACTTCCAGCCAGCTTCCCAGCCACTTACTTTCTCTATCATCAAACGCAAGCTGCAAATCGTCTGCGTTGTCTTCTTCTTCATCAGTGAAAGTAAGGCTGCTTAAATATTTGTTGATGTCTGCCGGGACAGAAACATTTTCAAATTTCAGTTTCAATTCCACCCGGCGTGCCAAGTTCTTTGCACTCATTCTATGTCAGCAGCCCCCTTTTCCACGGTGGCAGTTCCAAGTCTTCTTTGTCTTCCACCTCCGGGATTGTTAAAACAACCCCGGCTGGGAAAACGTAGGTGCTGGCATATTTGACATTGGCTTTCATCAGCTTATCTGTATGCAGAACGCTTCCCATTTCGTTGTATGCGATTTTGTCCCACATATCCCCAGATATTGTGGTGTAGCTTTTAGTCATATTTCTGCCGCCTTTCTTTGTCTTCTTTTTCGTCCAGCAATTCTTCAACGTCACGCAGCAGCCGTTTGTTGTTTTCTTCCAGCTTTGCGTCTAAGTCTTCCGGCTTATCTCCGTTTACCACGATTGTTGGATTATTGTTGATAGTTACATTCTTTGCACCGCCGCCGTTGTTGCCTGCTCCTGCTGTCACCTCCGGCGCTGTATTGTAATTATTTACCGTCTGCGCTGTTGTGGTCGGTGCTGTTGTTGGCGCTACCGCTGCCGCTGTTGTGGCTGCCGTATTCTGTGCCGCCATGATACTTCTTGTCTGGCTGGCAGTAAACACCGTGCGCCCCGGTGCGTTTGTGATTAACTCTGGTCCAGCTTCGCCCGCTATGAATGTATCTGGGGTATTGCTTGAACCTTTCGCCAGCATAGGTATTTCAGATATGTTTATACCTTTTCCACCTACGCCCGGCACCCAGTCTGGCACTTTTACTTTGTTCAATCCACGAATAACCGTGTTGACCGCAGATATAATGCCGTTAATTGCACCCGTACACACTGACTTGATAGCCTGCCAAATTCCAGAAAAAATGGACTTTATGCCCTCCCAAGCCTGCCGCCAGTTCCCGGAAAAGACGCCAGTTATAAAAGTGATAATTCCATTCAGCACGGTTACAATTCCAGAAATCACGCCGGAAATTGCTTGAACTCCGCTTTGAACGATAGCTTGAATTGTTGGCATTACAAATTGTACCGCCGCTAAAATTCCTTGAATTATCGGACTGACAATATTCCAGATAGTTGATAAAGCGGTTTGAATGGCTGGAAGCAGTGTTTGCAGTACGTTTTGTACGACTGGTAAAATTGCTTGTATTGCGTCTGAAATTGCCGGAAGAACCGTGCTGCAAATAAAGCTGAACAGTTCTGAAATAATCGGTAAAACGTAAGTTGAAATAAACGTGATTATTTCGCTTATAATTGGCATAAGCCCAGCAATAAAGCTGCCTATCACCGGGATAATTGCCCCGATAAAATCCGCAACGCTTTGTATAATTTGTATGATTGTTGGGGCTGCCGCTTGAATAAAGCTAACAATCCCCGGTATCACTTGTGTTGTGATTACCTGCAATACCTGTTCTGCTACTGGCACAACATTTGCCGTTATGAAGCCCACAACCTCTGAAACTGCGTTCTTTACTGTTCCCAGCACATTTACAAACGTGTCAAAGACTGCTGCCCCTTTATCTCCGAACAGTTCTTGTATTTTGTCACGGGCTGCGCCTATGTTCTCACCAGAAAACACATTTTTTATTGTGTTTCCTACGTTTGTTATAACCGCAACGATTTTGTCAAATACCGCCAGTGCTTCATCACCAAAAGTGCGCTGAATGAAACTGCGTATTTCTTCAAGGTGTGTTTGTACCAGCTTAATGACCGTGATAATTGTTGTGATAACGCCCACAACTGGCAATATCTTTCCTGCGATACCTCCCAGCGGTCCTAGTGCTGTTTTGGCAAGGTTTCCGAGCGGTCCCAGAACTGTTTTGACTGCGTTTCCGAGCGGTGCAATCAGTGTTGTTGCCTTACTGAAAGCCCCGGTAATTCCTCTTGTTATCAGACCGCCTATTTTCCCAAGCGGGCTGTTTGCAATCGCAGTTCCTACGGTTCCAAGTATCGGACCCAGTTTGCCGCCAACCAGTGAAAACGGTTTGAGTAAAAGCCCCAGCAGCTTTGTTCCTGCGCCTGTCAGTGCCCCGCCTGCCTTTGTAGCAAGTCCCATGAAGCCATTGACAACTGACGCTTTCACATTGCCCATGAAGCCCGTAACTGCTCCAATTACTCTGTTTCCGCTGAAAATATTACCTATTGCAGAACCTACGCCGCCCAAAGCACCTTTTACGTTGCCAAAGTAAGAAAGTACACCGCTTCCGGCTGCTTTCAGCTTTGCTGCAAAACCTGCGCTTGTTGCTGCGTTCTCAATAAATCCGGCACGCAAGCCAACCAGCTTCTTTGCCAGTGACAATATGCCGTCTTCCGCTGATAAAGTAACCAGCTTTGTTGTCAACATTCCCACTTTCAGTGCTGCCAGTCCTGCTGCTACCTTTAAGACCGTTTGCACTAACTTTGGGTTTGCTGCTGCAAATTCTGAAACTTTCGTGACCACGGTTGCCACTTTGTCTGCCATGTTTCCTACAATCGGCAGTAGGTTTTGACCAAGAACAATGCTCAAATTCGCAATACTGTTCTTTGCCTTTTCCATTTTGGCTTCTGTGGTGTCTTCCATTTTGGCAAATGCGCTGTCTGTTGCTCCAACGCTATTCACCATATCTTGTACGCTTGCATTGAAGCCGTCAACGCCGTTTGATAACAGCGACATTGCCGCTTTTCCTGCTTCCGAACTGCTGAACATATCAGACAGGGCAAGACCAGACTTGCTGGCTTCGTCTTGTATTCCTCCCAGAATTTCCCCAAGTGATTTCCCACTTTTCATCAATTCTGAAAAGCTACCGCCCATTTTCTCACGCAATAGCTTGTCCGTTGTACTTCCAGACTTCGACAACTCATTCAACATACTGTTCATGTACGTTGTCGTTTCTGCGGCTGCAATACCTTTGCTGGTCATTATCGCATAGCCAGCGCACAACTGTTCCAACGAAACATTGCTTGCGTTTGCAGTTGGGATAATTTTACCCATGCTGCTTGCCAGTTCGCCTACGGTTACTTTACCTTTGTTCTGCGTCTGTACCAGCATATCTGATACAGTACCTACCTTGTCCGCACTCATGCCGTATGCGTTCAATACGGTTGTCAATACGTCCAGCGTTTGCGAACTTTCGGCAAATCCGGCTTTCGCTAACTTCGTACTGTTTGTAACAAAGTTTACTGCGTCTGCCGTTTTCTGCCCGGCAGATATTGCGTTGTATACATCATCAGCAACGGCGCTGGCTGCAATTCCTGTCTGGTTTGACAGCTGCATAATCTGTTGTGACAATGTGCCCAGTGGTACTTCCTGTGTATCCGCAATGGTTCCAACCTTTGCTATTGCCGTTTCATATTTCTGCGCCGCCTGCACTGGTCCCGCATATACCGCCGTTGCTATTGCACCGATAGCGCCAATCGTTCCCAGCAGTTGCCCTTTTGTTTTAGAAATGCTCTGCTGTACCTGCTGTTGCTTTTCATTTATCTTCTGCAACGTCTGCTGTGAACTTTGCAACTTTTCATACGATTTTTGCAACCTGCCGTTGGCTTCTTCCAGATTGTCTGTATTTACCCCGGCTTCCCGCAGTTCTTCTGCGTAACTGTTTAATTGTCTTTCCTGTTCCTGTATTTTGGCAGTGGTCTGTTGTATCTGGCTTTCATTTCTTTCGAGCTTCTTCCGCAGTGCGTCTGTGGGTTCGCCCGTCTGCTGTAACTCCTGCTGCAACCTGTCATGTTCAGCATTAAGCAACGCCAGCCGTTCTTTGTTCTTGTCAATAGCGGCAGACTGCTTTGTGTAGCCGTCAATCTTCGATTGCAAGGAATTTACGTTTTTCATGCTGTCCCGCAACTGGTTATTGGTGTTTATCGCACTTTTGAACGCCCCATTGAAGTTGGGACCCAGCGCCGCTTTCAGCTTGAAAAGCAGTTCAAATTCCTTTTGTGACCCTGCCAAGCTGTTTCACCTCCCTACGCTTTATTCTGCTGCCGTTCTTCCGCTTCTTCTTTTTCCACTTCATTGATTGTTTCAATCCATGCAAAAAGCCTGCGTATGGGCATTTTTAACCAGAATGGGACGGGCGTATGTGAAGCCCTTGACATTTTATATATCTGCTTTCTTATGAACTTTGCGGGTTCTTTAATCTTTAATAGCCCGCAGCAATTAAAAAATCCCTTGCTTTGTTCTTAATTTTCATATAGTCTGGCACTGGAAGCCGTCTGATTTCGTCAGAAGCAACCCCCGCAGCCTTTGCCGCAAGAATACACTGGAACGCAGAAGAAATTTCCGGGGAAAGAACATATTTGTTCATGTCCGCAAGTTCCTGTTCCACTGCTTCTATATCCTCACCAGTCAGATTGTCAAAATAAAAGGTTAATGCGGTGTACTTCTTGCCCTCAATCTCTCTGGGCGCTTTGAAAGTGTGGGTGTAGTTCAGACTGGTGTTTTCTTTCTCTGTCTTCTTTTCCTCAAAACTCACCACGCCGCTTGCCTGTGCTTCCTGCATTTCTTTTGCCTGCTCTGCCGCCTGCTCCATGTTTTCAGTGTTTTTTGTTGTATCTGCCATTTTGTTTTCCTCCATATCTGATTTATTGCAGGAAAAAACCAGCGGTTCCCCGCTGGCTCCTGCTTTTCTGTCTTTACTTTCCTAACGCTTTTCTAACGTCCTTTAAGTAGTCTTTGCCATTGATAATACAAATGAAGTTCAACGGGTCAATCTCCGTTACCTTTGAACCGTCCATATACATTGCGTAGTATGAAACGGCATATTCTCCGCTTACATCAGCAGTGGACGCAGCAGCAACCTTGCCCAGTGCTGTTTTCTTCGGTTTCACTTTCATAATATGCTTTACCCCGGTGACTTCATTTGCACTGGTACGCAGGTTCATTCTCTGCTGTGCCACACGCAAATCAATTCTATGCACACGGGGTTCCATTAACTTGACCGCTGCTGCCGTTACGGTTCGGAAATTGAAAGTTGTTGTCATGGCATTTAAGTGACCAATAATGATTTCTTCAATATTGCCCGCAATGCCTGCGCCGCTTAATTCTTCCGTCATGTACTCTAAATCCGGCAGGGTCACTTCTGTTGTTCCCAGATACTCCGTGGCGTCTTCGTAAATCGCATAGTTAATTACTAATTCATCAACTTTAGACATTTTGTTTCACCTCCCCTTTATGCCGCCACCAGTGCTTCAAGATATGAAAGGTCATATTCAAGCACAAAGTCCATTTTCTGTAATGGTGACGGCGGTGTCATGTAGATATGAAAACGGACAATTCCTGCTGCCAGCTGGCTTGCGCTGTTCTCGCTTGCGTTCAGTTCGACACGCCCGCCAATGATTTTTTCATCAGTCGCAAGGCTTGACAGCCAATCGTTGACGGACTGCACGATTGCGTCCAGAAGACGTCTTTTAATACCTCTGTCAAGGTAGTTCCAGTATGTCAAAATAAGGGTCTTTCCAACCCATTTGAACATACGGTTGATACAGTAGAAATAATTTGTCATGTCAGTATCGGCAGGGTAGCACGCTGTATAATTCCCCCAACTTACAAAACCGTTGTAGAAATTAAGTGCTGTAACCACGCCGTTTTCATTCAGATAGTTTGCCTGCTGTACGTCCAGAATAACTTCTGAACCGTCCGCAACAACCATTCTATCTGCCTGTATGCCCTTGTTTGAAGCACTTTCGCACGGTGTACCGTCGCCGTATGCTGTCGCATTGTCTACGGCAGAAATGCTGGCTGCAAGCTGTGTGGAAAGATTAAAAACCCTATCGCCCAGCGCAACTTTAGGAAAGCAAAGAATTTCCGTTTTCTTTGTGAAATTCTTTTTCTTTTTCCACTCCGGCACCTCTGTATAGTAGATTGCGCCTGTTTCCTCTGTGCAGTCTACGTCCAGAATTGCTTCTGCTTCAAACAGACCGTTGATGTTCTCTGCCTTTGCAGACATGACGGCTGCAACCTCCGGGTCATGTGACCAATTCGGACACAAAATAAGGTCTGGAACTTTCGTGAAGCGTGGGAACACGCTGTTAATCAGTTCAAGCCCTGTGGTCTTGTGTGTGCTTACGCTGTAACCGCCGATAATGTCACTCTTTGTAACCTGTGTAGGGTCCACGGCGTCATATTTTACGTTTGCTTTTCCTGTTGTTTCTTTCAGAAACTCCACAATGCAGGCTGTGTCACCGTAGAACACTTCGTAGTCTTCCCCAGCTGTCTTTCCAGTCACTTCCACGCTTCCTGCGATTGCTTCCAGTGGTAATTCAATCTGGTTATCTGCCACGTCCATTTCCTTTTCTGCTACTGTCTTCTTATGCTTTTTAGGGTCAAGCACATTTACAAAGAATACCTGCGCACTGTTAAAAAGCGTAAACGCTGTGTAGATTTCTTCGCAAAGGCTGTATTTTTTCCAGTCGTCGGAATATCCCAACGCCTGCACCGCTTCTGCGTAGCTGGAAGCCATGATAACTTCATTTACTTTTCCGTTGGTCGCCTGCACGGGTGCTGTACCGACTACAAAATGTACGCCAGTGTCTACGGAAACGGGCGTGATTGCTCCGCTGTCGGTCTTTCCGGCATTTACTCCATGTGATACGTCACTCATTGCTTATACCTCCTGTTCTCGTTCTGCGTATGCAAGGGCGGCAGCTTTTAAGTCGGAATACCACTTGTTGTATACGTTCCCGGCTGTCTTCACCTTGTCTTTCTTCTCCGCAAGTTCCGTTGTCGGAACAAGCATTTTCTTTACAAGTGGGAACTTTTCAAGAATAAAAGACAATTCCTTGTCAATTTCTTCTTCTGTTCCCTCAAAAATTCTGTTGCACTGCAACATTGCTTTTGGTAGGTTCGGTCCAATGTAAATCAGCTTTACCGTTTCCGGCTGCTCATTTGCCGTTTCTGCGGCTTTTTCCGCTTCATTGGTATTTTCTACCGCCTGCACCTTTTCAGCGTCCTTTTCGGCTGCTGTGGCGTTTGCTGTGGTCGCTTTTGCCATGTCTTCTACCTCCTGTTTATAAATTTTGCAGAACTGCTGCCACGTCACGTTGTACGACTGGCAGGCTCCAATTTGTCACCATTTCCCCCATGTAATACGGCGGCGTGGTGTCTTGATACACGATATATTCCAGTGGCATTTCCAGCACAAATTGACCGCCGCCAACTGCTCCGGCTTTCTTCAATTCGCTTCGCACTCTCAACATGAGGTTGAGAAGTGCAAGTGGTCCGTCCTGTCCGTTTTCGGAATACACCGCAAATATAATTCTTACTTTGCAGCTGTCTTCTTCTGGCTCTCCCGCTGCCTTGTCATCCGTCCCTGTTAGGAACTTAACCAGAATGTATGGCACTTTCTGTTGTGCGTCGTCCGCTTCCGGCAGTCCCATTTTGTAGACCGCCGCCGGGCGCTCTTTCACTTCATTTCTGCCCGTTCTGGTTCTCACTGGTAAAATAATGTCAGCCGTTTTTTCTTCTATGAACCGCTGCAAATTTTCCAGCAAAAAAACTGGTGTCATGCTTTTTATCCTCCATATCCATTCAAAATTCTGTTCATTTCATGGACAATACGTTCATTCACCAGTTCTTGTACCTCGTCTTGCAGTCCGTCTATAACTTCCGGGCTTCCTACCATTTGCGCAGCTGAAAGACCCATAAGCTGTTCTGTCGGTACACGCTTTCTGGTTACTCTCTCATATACGCCCATGCCGTTTTTCATGTTCGCAACAAAGGCGTCTTCAAACGGTGTTGCGCTGCCGCCTTTCTTAACTGCCGCCCGCACCTGTTTTCCTGTTCCAGATTTCGTGGGCGTCACCTTGAATTGATATAACGGCAGTTTTGTTCCTGCAAACGAAACAAAGCCCGCAAGGTTTCCCGTGCTGGCTTTGTTTATCTGCATTGTTGTTCTCGCTGTCAGTGCGCCATTGTTTACCGTGTATACCTGCTTTGTTCTTTTCAAAGCCTGTGTCTTCACTCTGGAAATACCACGGTTCATTGCGTTAGCAAAGACCCGTTCCGCACCCTTTGGGACGTCTGCCAGCAGGGTTCCAACTCTTTCTATTGCGTCAGATGTTATTTCAATCATTCTTCCAACATCTCCAATTCCAGAATTATTTCCCCGTCTTCACAATCTGCCTTTGCGATACGGTACATATTTACCGCCCCGGCTTCGTCAATTTCTATCTGCCGCCCCTGCTTTGGTACGCAACCAAAGTCATACAGCGACATATAGACAAGACATGACGCACGGTGCAACCCCTCTGCATTGTCCCCGCTTCCTCTCTGCCGTTCGTCGGCTGCCGTGTGGTCAATGATAATTGGTATATAGTGTTGTTTTTCTTGATACCATACGTCTGTCATGGTTGCCATTTCGCCGCAGTTATGAAACACTTTCATGTCACTGACAAGCTGTGCTTTGAAGTCCATTAAATAGGCGTTGCAACAAACCAGCTGTCAACGTCATGCGGTACGCATAACGGTGCGGAAGACAGATTGAGAAATCTTCTTGCAGGCTTGCGCTTTGTCCATGTGTCCGGCACATATTTTCCCTCAACGGTCATAAAGTTGCCGTCCGGCTCCTTAATCAGTGTAATTGCGCCGTAGTACATGGAATAGTCACTGCTTGTGCTTAACAGTGCCAGACTGTCCGCAGGTACAAGCGGCTTGTCCTCTGGTGCTGCCGGGTTTGTCCAGTCGTCCAAATACCATTCGTTGTACTTGTAAATATCAAGCCCTAATTCGTGAATGGTTCCCAGATACGTTGTACCGTTCGGAAGCTGTCGTGGCTGGATAACTGCTAAATTGTAGTTCTTTACGTCAAGAACTTTCTGCACCTTTGCATTGCCCACAAACGCATTTGCAACGCCTGTTCCCATAACGCAAATATCGCAGTTCACAAAACCTGTCTTCTGGACGGTTTCATGCCAGCGTTTTAAATCTGCGATAGGGTCGGAAGTGTCGGCAGTCCATTTCTTCTTTGCTTCTGAAATGATTTCTTTGTTGGTGAAAAAGAAGTCAATTTCTTCATTCACGCCGTCACCGATAATGGGAATTTTACCAGTGAAGATTGTCTGGGCGCACATCAATTCTTCACGGCGCACAATCTGTTCTCTTAATTCCACAAAATCGTCTGCCATTTTCAATACGGCACGTTCCGCAGGTGTTCTGCCGGAATAAATACTTTCACCCGGTCTTCTCTGTAAAAGGTCGTCAACCGTTGTGACCTTTTCCGGGGCTACTAAAGGCGGCGTATAGGTCTTTGTTTCATAGCCAGTGTTCGGCACTACCTTTCCACCAATTAAGCGGCTTACAAACGGCGCAACCTTTCTGCTGCCCTTTCTGAAATCTACATCAACATTTTTTGTTGTGAAAGTTTCCTCATGTTTGAAAAACGTACTTCTAAAAAAGGTACGCACGGGCGGTAATTTCTGAACCACTCTGCCCATTGTCCGTGGCTCATAAATAGATACTTCATTTGCCATGATTTCTTTTTCCTCCTTATCTCAAAAAGATTGATACTTTTCTTAATGCTTCTTTGATTTTCGCCACATCAGTGCCGCTTTCAACACTTAATGCGTCGGTGAAAAACTCACCTGTCATGTAATATGTCACGGGTTCCCCGTTTCCTGCTGCTGCCGCAGAAATGCCGATTGCGCTTGCTTCGCTTCCTTTGGCTACCGGGATAATTTTGTTGTCACTCGCCGTGTCAACCATTACTGGCGCATACTCTTTAATATCCGCACCCGCAGTCCCCGTTTCCGGCACTGTTGGGAAGTCGCCAGCAAAGAAGTTTTTCGGCGCTGTTTCTCTTTTCTCTACTGCATATTCGCTCATGCCTGCTACCTCCTTACTTCACTTCTGGAAACAGCTTGTCAATAGCTGCTTCAAAAACATTCTTGCCGTTGTCGCCTGCTCCGTCCTCCGGCACTACTCCAAGCACTCCATTTGCCCCGCTGTCCTGTGCGTCTTTCTGGCGGTTCTCAATGTATGTGCCCCCAGCTTTGTTCTGCTCTGCAATGATTTTCACTGCCAATTCCTGCGCAGAAGTTGGGTTCGTGAATTTTGCGTCTGCCGCAAGTGCTGCATAGTTACCGTTTGTCAAATCCTCAATGCTTTTAATTCTGGCACGTTCTGCGGCGGCTGCGTCGTTCTGAATTGTCGCTACTAAATCCGGGTAAGCGGCTTTTAGTGCGTCAACCGTTGTGATTTTGTTTTCTGGTGCTGCCATTTGTTGTTCCTCCTTTTCCTGTGGCTTTTTGCTTGCTGCTGCACTATTATTTATCAAACTACCCGGATTTTGATTGTGCGGGCTGTTTAATAACTGTGTTGGAATACTTTTGAACATAGAAACATCAATGGGCACTGAATTAACCACAATTTTTGAAGAATTTTCAACAACTGTGCTGCTTTCTTCAAACATTAGTTCATCACAAAACCCATTTTCAACGGCTGTGTCTCCTGTCCACCATGTTTCATTTGACATAAGCTGTTCTATGTCCTCTGCATTTCTCCCGGTCTTGCTGGCGTATGTGTTGACAATGCTTTGTTTAATCACTTTCAATTCATCAGCCATTTTCAGAAAGTCTTCTGCCTTGAAAGTGTCCCAGACTGTCATTGCTGGGTCATGTATCATAAACACGCCGTTGCGGGCAATCTTGATTGTGTCGCCCGCCATTGCAATGATTGTGGCTGCGGAAGCTGCCCAGCCGTCAATTTTGACCGTCACTTTCGCCGAACAGTCTTTCAACCGTGTAAATATTGCGTTTGCTGCGAACACATCACCGCCGCCGCTGTTAATGCGCACGATAATTTCCGGGACGTCGCCCAGTTCCGCAAGTTCTGCGTTGAATTGCTGCGGTGTTACCCTGTCTTCCCACCATGACTGCTGACTGCTGATTGCTCCATACAGAAGCAGTTCTGGTGGCTTGTCGCCTGCTGCCGGAATGAAATTCCAGAATTTATTTGTTGTGACCCCGTATGGGTTGCCCGGTTGCCTGTTATCCTGTTGCCGGGTCGTCTGCATTTCCATTGGCAATTTTCCTTACCTCCCTTAGTTCTTTTTCTTCATGTTTCAGCTGCTCAACATTGCTGTAATAGCCGCTACCTGTCATTTGCATTGTTTCATCACTTCTGGTGCTGAAACCGTTTTGCACTCTCTTTTCCGCTGCCGTAACCTCTTTTACTGGGTCAAGCATACCTTTTGCCGGACCGTTCCATTTTGCCGTGCAATATGCTTTTCTGATTACTGCGTCAGTAAAGAAACCCGGTGCCTTGATGCGCCCTTTTGCCACCGCTTCTGTCAGCCATTCTTCGTACACGGGCTGGCAAAAGTCTGTTGCCAACCAATCCCGGTACATATTGAACATTTTCCATGCTTCTTCCAGTGCCCCTTTGCTGGCTGTATAACTGGCGTTAAAGCGTTTTACAAGCAATTCATAAGGAATTTCAAGTGAAGCGCCTATTTGCTGGCATATAGCTTCCACAAAGCCATTAAAATTGGCGTTTGGTCTTCCGGGGTTCATGTCATGTGCTTTTTCGCCCTCGTTTAAGTCAAAGACAGCACCCGGCGCAAGTTCAATGGTGGTTTCGTCCTCTGCGTCAACCTGCACTTCCTCTGGTATCATGCTTCCTATTGCGTCCTCGTTGCTGGCGTCTGCCTTTTCAATAAACACCGTAAACATTCCAGACACAACCGCCGCCACCAGTTCTGCGTCTGTATAGCGTCCAAGCTGCTTCAAACTCTCAATGACCGGGGCAAGGAACGGAACGCCCCTGCGCTGCTCTATCCTCTCACGGTTCATCAAGTGCAGCACATTTCTTCTGCCCGTCTTTATTCCAAATGCTTCTACCCTCTGCCATTTAATGTCTGTGTATGCGTATGACAACGGGTGGTGGTCTGCTATGTGGTACGCTACCACCTCCCCGGACTGGTCAACCTCTACACCTCCAACAATCTTGTTGTCTATTGTGTCGCAGTTGTCCGGGCTGCAAAGCCTGTCCGCTTCAATCAGCTGCACACGCAAATCATACGGCTGGTTTAATCTGGGCTTTACTGGCAGCACTGCCAAGCAGTCACCAGAAATAAGCCAGTTCAGAAACGCCAACTGCTGCAACTCATAAAAATTATCAATGCGTGCCATGTCACAATCTGTGCTTTCTGCCCAGATGTTCCATTCCCTTTCAATCTGCTTTTCCAGACTTCTTCTTTCTTCTGGTGTCAGCCCTAATATTTCAGCGTCTATGTTCGGTTTCAAACGTAGTCCACGCCCAACTACATTGGTGCGCATGGTCTTGACAGCGCCGTTGGCAATCGGTACGCCCATATATAAATCACGGGTGCGCTGCCGCAGGACAGAAACATTGTCTTCTATGTCCTCACGGCTGCTGCCGCCAGCATGAAGCCAGCCCATAAGTGATTTTTTTGTTACGCTTGCCCCATAATTGCTGTAACCGCTGTTTAATATCTGCAATTTCTGTCTTGCAGCAATCCTTTTCAGTGCTGTTTGCGGCGCAATCGCTGCTATTGCCTTATCAATTCCCGCTGCAATCCCCACGTTCTCACCTCCTTTATGGCATGAAAAAAGCACCTTTTCACGGGTGCTTTTTGTCTTTTCTTATTTTTCCACGCTACAATATTACCTCATTTTTGCGGGCAATGGGGGGAAATAAACCCCTAAAACGGGCAATAGCGGGCAATCTTTACAAGTCACGGGGTACAAATCGTTTTACCCGGTTTCTGCCGCCGTGTTTGGCTGCGTTCTCCAGCGCATTGACCTTTCCTTGCCAATATTCAATAGACTTTCTGATTTCCGCTAAATCAGCTTTTGTCATGGTCCTGCTGCCGATTGTGTATGACTGCGCATTTGTCACCGCCAGTTCTGCTTCCAGCCATGCGTCAAGGTGCCTTTTTGCTGTTTCCAGTGTAATTCCTGCCATTTATAATATACCTCCACTGTTTCTTCTTCCCCGCTTCACAACTTTCTTTGTTGTCTGCGGCTTATTCTCTTTCTTTTTCGGTTTCTTTAATGGTACGCCCGTTATTTCAATAGCTGCCGTGGCGTAGTTCCGGCAGTCAAGCGCTTCGTTTCGTTTGTGCTGTCCTTTGTCTTTCAGGTCCCATGCAAAATACGGTCTGCCCATTTTATAGCGCATGACCTTTTTTTCCGACGTTAGCCCCTTGAAATACTTTTCATCATAGCCCCTGCCGTCTTCCTTTGGGAAGTGGCAAAAGCCGGGTCCCTCGTCTTCCAGCTTCAATCTGTCCATTAACAAACTTTTTCCTGTGTCTACTCCCAGCGTGAACAGATATGCGCCCTCACGGTTGCTTTTTGTCGGCTTCTGAATGTATGCCGCTGCACTATCGTTTGAACCTTTGATTGCAAATACCCTGCGATTGAACCGTGCTTTGCAGAACTTATATACTTGATTGCTTCGGTGTCCTCCACTATCTATGCAGGTGCATGACAATTTCAGCTGCGTTTCGTCTGCTTTTTTCCACGACTGCTGCAAAAACGTGTCAAGGTCTTTCCAGCACTGGTCTTCCATGTTCGACGTGTCACCGTATATCACGGCATACTTAATTCCCCAGCTTTCATATTCTGGACCCCAGCCCACAACCTCAATTTCAAATCTATCGTCCTGCGTGTCCACGCCTGCGGTCAAATACAGCACTTCTTCTGGCACTTCGCAGTTGTACTTCTCCCTGCGCTTCATCAGTTCGTCGTCTTCTACGGTTTCGCCGTCTTCCTCCCACGTCTGCCCCATTTCCGTATTGGTCCATACTTTCATCAATTCCACATTGCCTTTTTTCATTTCTGCATTGGCAATCAAGAATTTTTCAACCACTTCTTGCCATGTGGTCAGTGTTGACGCAAGCGTGTTCAAATGGAACCCACGCACGGGGTTTTCCGGGTCCTCATGCACAAAGGTTCCCTCTGTAAAGTGTTCTTTCCACTCTGCTTCACTGGATATGACGCCGCATTTGCTGCAAGCGTATTTGATTTCTGACAAGTCCTCTTTGTCAAAGACTACATTTGACCAGACCAGCGGTTGCAGTTCTCCGCAGCACGGGCAAGGCGTGTTCCACTCCCCCCGGCTGCTGTTTTCGTACTCCACTTCTATTCTTGATACGCCCTTGACCGTCGGTGTGGAAATGTCCACTTGCTTCTTGTTCCAGAACGTCGTCTGTCTTTTTGAAGCCAATAGAAGCGGGTCGCCCTCTTTTCCTGCACTGGCTGGGTATGCGTCTATTTCGTCCGCAAGCAATATTCTGATTGTGTGGCTACGCAATCCCGTTGGGCTATTTGCCCCGGCAATAGTGATAAAACCGCCGGGGAATATCTTCTGCATGATTGTATTACCGCTGTTTCGTGACTTTTCGTTTATTCTGTCCGCAAGTACTGGGGTATCACGCAGCATGGGTGACAGCTTTTCTTTTGAAAACTTCTCTGCCATGTCTATTGTGGGCTGTATAACCATAATCGGTGACGGGTCATAATGCACATAGTAGCCAATAGGGTTCAGCACCATTGCGTCTGTTTTTCCCACCTGCGCCGCTGACATTATCACCACTTTTTTAATTGTGATGTCTGTTATTGCGTCCATGATTTCTTTCTGGTACGGGGCTTTTGCTGTCTTCCAGCGTCCCGGTTCTGCGGAAGACCCGGCAGACAGCCTGCGGAATTTATCTGCCCACTGGGAAAGTGTCATTTCCGGTGGCGGCTGCAATACCTTAAAAATGCGGGCGAACATATCAGCTGTGTGTTTCTTCATCTTCTACACCGTACCCAAACACTGTCTGAAAGTCTGAAAGTTCTTCCAGTACCTCATCAATAGCGCTTTTCAGCAGCTTGAAAATTTCTGTCTGGTCCTTTTTCTTTGATAAAATCGGACTTAACTTTGCAGGTATTGCCATAAGTCTTGTTTTGAACCTAACCAGTGTGTCTGTCATTACCTGTTCCACGTCCTCTGTGGTGTGAACTTCATTTCTGCGCAGCTTCAATTCCAGTTCTTGCGCTTCCCTCTTTGCTCTCACCAGTTTTGCCCGCTCCGCATTGTAATTTATTGTGCTTTCGCTGTCCGGGTTGTTCTTCCGCAGGTAGTTTATGTATTGGTGGTTTACGGTTTTCAAATCGTACAGCCCCGGTCTGATTTCCGTTATCACTTTTTCGTCCCGCAGCTGGCGCACTCTGCGTTCTGATATGTCAAGCCATGCGGCAACCGCTTTTGACGTATACGCTTTCAAAAACCGCACCCCCCTTTCTTTTTTTCTGGTTCGGAAGCGGAAGTGAAAATTTTTAATTTATATCTAGGAAACCTTTGGGCGTCGGCGTACCCGCAGTGCTTCTGGGGCGCTGACAGAACCTACCAAACCTCGTTCACAATTCCCGTTATTTCGTCGTTTTCTCCGTCTTCCTCTGGGTCAATCTCAAATTCACCCGTTAGTTTCTGTTTATTCAATTCAAATTGCTTTTCAGCCAGCGTCAAGCGTCTGTCCTCCAACTCATAGGCTTTGATACTGTCCAGCTGCTTAATGATACGCCCATGCAGCTTGTTTAGTTCGGCTTCCACTTTCATTGCCCTGTCGAATGGGCTTGACTTGATAATGGATTTCATAGCCGTTTTGTATATCTCCTTGCCGCCCTCTGGGTCTGCTGCCTGCGTCTGCTCCATGCCGCAGTCTTCTTCCTCCCGGCGTTCCTCCATACTCTTTGGTACAATCATGTGTACTATCTTATCAGTGTAGAAGCCCTTGGCGTCTGCTGTTTCATACTGTTGCAGTAGGCTTTCCAGATAGGCTTTGCGTACATACAACGCCTGCAATTCATTCATCATTTGCGATAGTGCAGACGGCGTGCCCATGTTCTTTATTGCTTCTGCCTGCTCCGGGTCTATATCCTCATAGCCCGCCTGTGCAAAGGCACCATGCGTCACGGCGTTTTTATTCCCTTTTTTTGCTGGGGTTTTTCCTGCTGCATTTTTATTTCCCTTTTGCCCCCCTCTTTTTCTGGGCTTCTTTTTTAACGCTTCTTCCCAGCTGTCTTCTGACTTCCATTTCCTTATACGGCTTTCCGGCACACCTGCCAGCTTCGCCAGTTCTGCTGTTCCAATCTTGCCGTCTGCGTCCAGATAGCGTTGTAGCGACTTGTCCCGTTCTGGGTTGCGTGGTCTTCCCATGTCCTCACCTCTTTTCGTTTGTTTTCATTCTTCCGAACCCTCCCGGTTTACGGAAGTATAAAAAATTATGGGCTTTGTAATTTCAAAAAATCGTCAAAGCCCACTATTGCCAACGTGCAAATATAACGGCGTAAAGCCTGCTTTACTGATATAAATTATATCAGCAAATCGCAGGCAATGGCGGGCAATGATTGCTTTATGCAACCTTATGAAATTGTGAAATAATCTGGTTCTTTCCGAACCTCTGTGAAAGCGTTTCAAGGGCATTATCTCTAATGTTCTTGCACTGCCGTTCACTGTATGCGTTCCGTTCCGCTACTCGCTCCCATTTGAGGTTGTGAATGTAAAAATCAAAAATAATGCGCTTTTCTTTCAGTTTCAACCTTGAAATCTCCTGTAACATCTGCGCTTTGAGGTTCTGCAACTGCTGCACCTTTGCTTCATACTCTCTAATTTCGCCGCTGACATAATCTGGAATATTAAGCGCCATATTTTCTGTTTGTCGTGATATATTATTTTTTCCTTTTGGTAGACCGTCGCATTGTATAGCGCCAATGGGATTGTAGTATTGGTCCGTTAAGTCACTTATAATCTTTCTGTATATACTCACCTCCCCGTCTATGTCTTTGTAATATTCCAGCAATTCAATAACCCTGCCTTTTTCCATTGCCTGCGCCATTTACTTTTCCTCCATTCTTTGTTTTTGCCAGTCTTTCCCGGCTGCTATCCGTCTTGCACGTCAACTGCGTTTTCTCCTGCTGCCTGCTGCCGCTTTTTCTCTTCGTACCCCATGCACTTTATGTATCTTTCCGGCTTTCCGCAGCTTTCATAGTGTTTGCAGCCAACGCAAACATTTTCTTTCATTTGTGCTTCCTCCGTGATATGTACCCTGCGCACTCCGGTTCCCCTCTCAATAGCCGCATTGAACATGAACCGCCGCACTCATAGGCTTTTGAAATGTGCTTTGCGCATTTTGTATTTGCGCACTGGTTCCGGCAAAATATGGGCATATTGTCTGTATTAAGCATTATTATTGGTCTTTCCACCTGCTGCACCTCCGTTTCTTCTTACGAACTGAAAGCACCACGCTTCATCACGTATGGTTTTTATTGTTCCATCTTCATCAATGTATACAGCGTCAATAAACTTTGGTTTTGGCGGCTTCTCGTCTTCTAACGGTCCTGCGAAATCAATCATAATTTGCAATACGTTGTATACTCTTTCATTGATAATCATTCTATAATCTGTCATGTTTATTGGCATTTTCTGCACCTCCTATGCTGTTTCATGCAAAATTATCTTTCTGAACATACTTTCAAATATTGGAACTGCAATGCTGTTCCCGGCTTGCTTATATAGCGCCATTCTGTATCTTCCAGAACGCTTCTGCACTGCTTTTGCTCTTTCGTAGTCTTTGTCTGTATATCCTTGCAGACGCCAGCACTCACGTTCCGTCAAATATCTATAACGCCCGTTCCCGCAGTCAATCACCTGTGCTGGTGTTCTGTCCTGCCTTGTTGTGATTGTGTATGCAAAGTCTTTTATCACTGTTGCACGTCTTATGCCCTTTGCTCCAATTACGCTGTATACGCTGGGCTGCGTGACGTCGTATACTTCCGGCACTTCGTCATTGTTTAGCAAAAATTCTGATATATCCCGCATTGGCGTTTTTATTAAATCTTCAAAGCTGAACTTTTCGCCGTCCAGCACTGATACTGTAAAAACTCTTTCTCTTGCCTGCGGCAACCCAAAGTCCCTTGCGTCCAATATTTGATAATTGCTTGTATATCCCAGTTTTTCCATTTCTGAAATATACTGTTCAAAGTTTTTCTTGTTGTAACCGTTTAGCACGTTTTTGACGTTTTCCCAGATAACGTATTTCGGTTTCCATTCTCCCATGTTCTGTATAATGTGTATTGTTTCCCACATCAGACTTGAACGTGTGCCGCTTCCTTTGTCTGCTCCTTTTCCTCTGTTTATTCTCCCGGCTTCCGCAGTTGCTTTCCCTTGATGTCCTGCAATGCTCATGTCTTGACACGGGCTGCCGTGTATCAGAATATCTGGTTTAAGGTTCCAGCCCACCACTGATTGTGTTTTATACTCTAATTCTTCCGCAAACATTGCATTGTATGACCTCACGGCGTTTTCGTCTATTTCCACATAGTCAATGGCTTTTGTTGGAATGTTCAAATTTCGCAAAGCACATCTGGGGGAACCAATTCCCCCAAATAGTTCTAAAATCTGTACCACGTCTACACCTCCCGCAACGCTATAACGCAATAGCCGTCTTCAAGTGCGCTGCTGGTCGTGTCGTCGTCCATGCAGATAATTTTCATGTCTGCCGTGTTTCCGGTTGCTCTGCCGTCCGCAAACTCAATCAGCTTTACTGTGTCACCCTCTCTGTAATCATCATTTTTCAAAATCATGTATGGTCTTGTGCAGTCAACCGCAACGGCTTTCATTTTCTCCGGTGACACTCTGATTGACTTTTCTTTTCTATCATCAGACGGTAAATGCTGCATTTCCTCTTCCTGCTGCATTTCACGCAGTTTCTTTTGCGTTTCCCGGTCAATGGCTGCCTGCTCTTCGTTGTATCTCTCTTCGTCTGTCTTCTGGGCTTCTCTGCGGTTCTCATAGGCATTGCAGCTTGTCACGGTTGCTGTCTTGTCGTGGCAATCCTCATAATGTGTGCATCTGTAACACAATGACGTTATCTGCTCCGGCTGCGGGTCCACATATTCTGGCTGCTGCCCGGCGGCTTCCTCTGCTCCCTCTGTTCCCTCTGCTCCCGTTTCCGTTTCTTCCTCCGGCTTCTGGTCTTCTTCGCCCTCTGCGGTCGTTGTTTCCTCTCCCGCTGCCTGCTGCTGGTCTTCAAACTGGCTCATGTCCATTTGTCCCGGTATCTGCTGCGCCGCTTCATAGTTCTTCTTTAACTGCTTAATATCTGCTATTGTCAGCACCTCATTTTCCCGGAACATTTCTGCCGCCTGCTGCTGATAGTCTGCCGGAAGCCCGGACGCTTCATAAATTACAGATACAACAATTCTGTTTGCCTTAAACTCTGCCATTAACTCTGGAATGAGGTTGTTATATATTGCCTTATATCTTCCAATCTGTGCAGGTGACGTTTCTATAATTTCCGCTAACAAATCACGGGTCCTGCCCGGAATGTTCATGCTTTCTTTTAATTCCAGCACCAGTTTTTCTGTTTCCAGCGCTTCTGTCATTCTCTCCCAGTCTGTCTTCTCTCTGAAACGGTTTGCCATAATCAGTGCCAGTCTGTCCAGTATGGCGTTTTTCTTCGGCTTGATTAAGATTGGAACCCGTCTGAAACGCTCTTTGCCCTCGTCCACCAGCTGCATGACCGCCAGCCGTCTTCTGTGCCCTGCAATGATACGGCGCTTGCCGTCTTCCTCTTCATCAGTCACCAGAAGCGGTTGCAGCACTCCCAGAAGTTCAATGGACTGTTTCAAGTCCTGCACGTCCTCTACGCTGTAAAAGTTGCCTTTTGACGGTATAAGGTCGTATATATCAGCTGTGCCGCTGACGCCCTCTTGCGGCGTCACGGCTTCTGACTGCTGCCCTTGCTGCATAGGTTCTGCAACCTCTTTGGAACGCTGGTTGAGCAATTCAGTTAAATTAAATTTTTTTCCTGTATTTGCCATTGTCTGACCTCCTAACTGTTGTCATGGGCAAACATTGCAGCCATTGCGCATTTTAATTTGTCCCATTCTTCTTGCTTTCCTACTCTAAAAAACTTTATTTCTGGACTGTTTGGGTTGTATTCTCTGCTTATGCACATTCCCAGTCCCTTTTCTTTTCTTATCCACAAAATGCGCAATGCCGTTCCCATTTCGTGAAAACTTTCTTTATATGCTTGTCTGCTTTCTATTCCCTCTATGCAATATGTGAAAAAGTCCTGCCAGCTTTCCGGCGTCATTTCTTCCATATCCTCTGGGAATGAATTGTACTCTGAAAATTTCATTTTTCTTTTCCTCCTAACGTGTCCGAATTGGTCACATTCTCAACCACTCTTCCACCAGTGCTTTATAGTCAGCACTTGCGCCGCAACGTGGGGAATACAAAATGATTGGCAATCTTTCAAATGTACTGGGCTTCATTTTTGGTGTCTTTCTGATATGTGTATCAAAAACCGGATATTCAAGCGTCTTCAAGAACTCTTCGCCCTGCGTGTCTGCTTCATTGGTTCTGTCGTACTGTGTGACAAAGCAGCCGCAGAAGCGCAACTGTGGGTTCAAATCCTCACGGGTGTTGTCAATCTGTTCTTTCAGTTCTGCCAGCCCGTCTATTGCAAAATCATCAATGGTGATAGGCACCATCACATCATCAGAAGCCACCAGCGCATTTATGGTTGAAATGTTAATGTCTGGGGCGTTGTCAATAATGCAGTAGTCATATTCATTCTGCAAGCCGTCAAGAAACTTCTTGAAGCGTGTCTGCTGTGGTCTGGACTGGTCCAGCATGACTTCCAGATTGGCTGTAAGCAAATTCATGTTTGCTGTGATAATGTCCAACCCCTCAAAGTCCGTGTGCCGGATAACCTCTGCCGGGTCAATGCCCCGCTGTGTCATTACTTCTGCCGTTCCCTTGTGGTCATAGCTGTGGCGGTTCATAATCTTGCTTGCGTTACCCTGCTTGTCGTTGTCAATCAGCAGGACTTTGAAGCCTTTTACTGCTGCCAGAATATGTGCCATGTTTACGCTGGAAATGGTCTTTGCCACTCCCCCTTTAAGATTGATAATTGATAATACTTTCATGTGGTATTCCTCCTTGTATCTGGTATGAATTTATAGTTGCTTCCCAGTAATGCACGGGGCGGGACTTGAACCCGCACCCGGCAGCTTCGGTGGCTGCTGCGCTATCCATTGCGCCACCCGTGCTTCTAATTCTCTTTGTAGAAAAATCTTAGATACCAAAGTGTCATATTGCCGTCTTCCTTGTATTCCAACTGCATTGTTGCGCCCGTGTTCTTGCAAAATGTCTTTACCGGGTCTGCCGTCTTTAGTTCTTCCAGTCTTTTCATTCCTCTTTTATGCTGTTCTTCAAGCGTTCCGTCCTTTTCAAAATCTTCCTTGCAGCTTTTTAAACATGAATGTTTTTGGTCTTCTTCTCTCCGGTACTCTCTGTCAACCAATGTGCCGTTGTCGTATGCTTCTACAATGTCAATCCAAGTTTGACGTGTACTACACTTTTCATCAGCCGCCCAGCTGCGCAGTGTGTTGATTTTCTTTCCCCAGTATTGCGCTGACTTTTTAGCTTCTTTCATTGTGTCTGCTGTATCTGCCAACTGCGCTTCTGCTCTTTTTATTCTTGCTTCATGGTCCATGGAAGAAAAGAAGCAAATCGTTGCTGTTCCTAACCTCTGTTGTTTAGCGTTCATAACGCAAGTGTAATTCAGATTTTGTTTTTTAAGCTGTCTGCTCATTTTTTGGTATTCTTTTTTGATTTCCTGCAATGTCATTTTGTGTACCTCCGTTTGCTTTACTTCTTTAACTGTCTTTATTATATACTTACGGAAGTATAAAGTCTATTGACATTCTGCACAATCTTACGGAAGTATATTTGTATATCTTGTATACTTCCGTAAGTATTTATTGTTATCTGCCCCGGCGTTTCAGTTCTTCCGCAAATTCTCTGACCGGAACTTTCACGGTCAGTGGTATGTACTTTCCGCAGTTATCCAGTTCATACAAGAACTGTGTTTCACCTTTTTTCAGATAGTGAAGTGTTGCAATGTCTGTGACCTTATGCAGCGCAACTGCTGCCGTTGTAATCACTGTGCAACCCTGCGGCAAATAAAGCGCTTCTTTTGTTTCTCCGTCCTTTGTTGTCTTGATTGCTACTGTGTCCCCAATCTCTAACGGACACACTGCCTTGAAAAATTCTGCTTTCATTCCTCTTTGTCCTCCTGTTCGTGTTTCTCTCTGTTCTGTCTTCTTACCTCCCAGCCAACTTCTCTGACCACTACAAAGACCAGATATAAAATGCCCAGCCCTACGCAGACCGCAAAGAATGTTACCAGTGCTTTTACAACCTCAATCAGAAATGCAATCATTGTTCTTTCCCTCCCTCATTTTCTGTTTTGCCCAGCCAATAGCCCGGCTGCTTGCGTTTATCTGGTGTAGCTGGCGCACTCTTATGTTGTTTGTCTTTTCTTCCGCTTCTGCCTGCTGCCGTGCCAGTTGTCGGCGGTATAGTAATTCTTTCCCGCTGTAATACTTCCGCTTCTTTTTCGCCATCTTTATTCCTCCTAAAAGTATTTGCGCTGGTATCTGCTGCCCTTGCTTGCCTGCTTGCGTCGCTGGCGCTGTTTTCTTCTCTTCTGGTACTGGGCGTCTTCTGCTGCTGCCACCTGCCTTTTGACTGCTTCGTGGTCTATGTTGTCAACCTCTTCTTGCAGGACTTCCAGCACTTCAACTTCACTGTCCTTGAAAGTGAATGTCATACCGGGGTCATACTCTCCACTTGTCCAGTCTTTCTGGAACTTCTCAAAATTATCTCTGTATCTATACGGTGCCTGTGGGTGGTACTGTTCGGCTTCATATATGCCCAGCATAACTTCTTTGTCGTCCTTGTCGTCCCAGTTGTAAAGGTGCCAGCTTTCGTGGTTGTCCCAGTTCCACTTTGACAAATACAGCACTATTCCGTCAAAGTAGTTACCCTCACGCACCATGCCTTTCATTTGCTTGCAGGTGAAGCCCTGCCCTTTTAATTCCTCTTTGATTTTCTCATAGTCCCTGCCGCCAGTATGTAACTTTGCTTTTACGATTAACGGCAAATACTGTGGCTGTTTATCTTCTTTTCTTGCCATTGCTTGTCCTTTCCAGTCTGTCTGCAATCCTCAATATGCTTTCCATTGACTTTCTAATGTTTGTGTCTGTGCCCTCTGTGATTTTCAGCACGTCTGCTATGTCCCGCAGTTCTTGTGCCATTTCTTCTGTTTCCCCGGTCACAATGTCGTATTTATTGCGGCAGGCGGTGCAGACCTGCGAACCCTCCGGGATAACTTCACCGCATATCAAGCAGCGGTCAACGTCGTTCATTCTTCCCAGCTTTCGTATTTCTTCACACGCCTTGTCAAGTTCTGCACCTGCTCAACAAGGTTTGCAACCTCATGTGGTGACAATCCGGTTTGTTCATAGTCATACAGTTTCTTTGCGGCTTGATTGACTGTGACGTGTGGTTTTAATATGGCTTTCTGCCCGTTCTGGCTGTATTCCGTCAGCGTCGTTCTCTTCTGCCGCTTCTGTGGCTTCTGTGGCTGTCTGAACGCCCCTGCACGCTTCATGGTGCTGTAATATGGCACTGTCTGTTTCAATGTGTGGTCCATTGCTCCCATTTACTCTTCCATCTTTCTTCCTGTCTGCTCCATAACTCCCAGATAACCCGCTATTGTGTCCATTGCTTCTTCTGCCGTCCAGCAAACCGCCGTTTCATATCCCTGCTGCCGCAGCTGTTCCAGCCACCAGTCCTGTTTGTCTGTTGTTTTGTTCTTTCCCCACTTCATTTCAACATAAAGCCCGTGTTTTCCGTTTCTGGCTACTGGCAAGCACAAATCCGGCACGCCTGCTTTTACTCCCTGCCGTTTAAGGTTCGCCGCTTCAAGCTGGTTCCTGCTGCCGCCGTTTGGGATATGGTGCAGCAATTCCAGTTCTGGGAAGTCCTTTGCGTAGAACGTCGCCCAGTTTATAACTCTTTCCTGCTCTGTGGCTTCACTGCGCTTTCTGTAATATGCTCTACTCATTTGCTTCGTTTTCACCTCCTGTCTTTATATTCTCAAAGTAAAACTTTACTTTTTCGCAATTTTCTTTCACAATTCCGTACTTTTTCGCCAGTCTGTATATGAATACTTTTTCCAGCCGTTCCGGTAATGTTTCCAGCTGCTTTCTGAATTTCTCAATGCTCATTGTTGACTTATAGAAATTGCACGCCCGGCACGCTGGCATATAATTTTCAATGCTGTTTATCTCTGGCACTTTTCCGGCTTTCAATTCCTTTTCGTGCAAGTACACGGCTTCTATGTGGTCAACCTGCATTTCTTTGATTGTGATTTTGCAACCGCAATACCCGCAGTGACCGTTCAAGCTGTCATACACCTGCTGCCGCATTGCCTTTGATATTGCTTTTCTTCCCTCTGCCATGCCTTACCCCTCCGTTGCCGCTTTTATCAATCTTTGCTGTATTGCTTCAAAGTCCAGCCGCAAGTCCCGCATATTCCAGTATGTACCGCAGCCCGTGCATTGTTCGTCTGTGTATGTATACGGGCAGGCTGTACAAATATCTGTTTCTTCCTGCAACGTCTTTGCGACTGCTGCCAGTTGAAAAGCTATGCCCCAGAATTTCTTCAAGTCAATTTCTGAAATATCCACCGGAACTGCTGCCGCCTTTTCAATTTCTGCGTCTGTGACTTTGTATTTCTCTTTCAATGTGGCATACATCACCTGCGCCGTCTGCTGCTCCCCGCCTATGCCACGTTCTGCCAGCGCTTTTATTTTCACCAGCTTTTCAATGATTTTCTGTCTATTTTCCATCAGTCTTCTTCCTCCGGTTCTCCTATCAGTGCCCGTGGTCGGCTGTGTCGGTTCCGGCTCTTTGGTATCTTCCGGCAGACTGTTTGCAGCTGGCTTGACTGCTGCCCCTACTGTAAACACAATCACAACCACTGCCAGCAGTCCTGCTGCAATGTAATTGCCGTATGCCTTAATTGCCCTTTTTATCCTCTTTCGCCTTAATATGCGGCTTATCTGCGGTGTTCTTCCTCTCACGCTTCTTTCCTCCTGTTCTGCCCTTTGGCTTTTCCTTTTTCCACATCTTCAAGTAAATATGCCACCCGGTCTGCTCATAGTAGACAGGTTCGCAAGATACGATATTGTAATTGCTGTATATCTTCTTGAACTCTTCCAGCCCGCCGTCTGGTGACTTTGCCAGCTGTTCCACTTTGCGTTTGCTGTATTTAAAATCATTGCACTTTTCTTCCGGTGCTGTCAGATTTCGGCTATACTTCCAGTGGTTCTGGTCACGCTGCTGCTTTTCCCCTCCGTCCTCTCTGGTTGTTTCCGGGCGGTCAAG